CCTGCTACAGGTGAAATTAGAATTGGTACAGAGGACATTAGTTATACAACTAACAACACAACTACAAACATACTAAGCGGTGGGGCAAGAGAAGTTAACGGAACTACAAAAGCTGCCCACAGTGGTGGTGTAACCGTTACAAATATTTCTGACTTTGTTGCATGGGGTGAGGCTTCTTCTGCCGACTTTACAATTGACCCTGGACTATGGGTATTAGATAACTTTGGTACAAAACTTATTGCACTTATATATAACAACAGATGTTTTGAATGGGACTCAGCTGCAACAAATGCAACATCTATTAGAGCAACCATAATAGCAAACGCACCAACAGCATCACGACACGTATTAGTATCTACACCAGATCGACACTTAGTATTCTTTGGAACTGAGACTACGGTAGGTAGTCAATCATCACAAGACGCTATGTTTATTAGATTCTCTGACCAAGAAAATATTGATGGTACAGAAGCTTATACTGTGACTGCAGAAAACACAGCAGGTACACAGAGGCTTGCCGCAGGTTCTAAAATTATGGGAGCTATACGAGGTAGGGATTCTATCTATGTATGGACAGACACAGCATTATTTTTAATGACCTTTGTAGGTGCACCGTTTACTTTCTCTTTCCAACAGATAGGAAGTAACTGTGGATTGATAGGTAAGAATGCATGTGTAGAAGTAGATGGTACAGCGTACTGGATGTCTGAGAATGGTTTCTTTAAATACGATGGTCAGATAGAATCTATGGACTGCCTAGTAGAAGACTTTGTTTATGATAATCTAAACTCTACACCTAGAGATTTAATTAATGTTGGACTAAACAACTTGTTTGGTGAAGTAATATGGTTTTATCCATCAGGTAATTCTTTAGCTATTAATAACATGGTGTCATACAATTATATTGAGTCTTATAGTAGAGCTAGTCCTAAGCAAGCTATCTGGACAACAGGCACATTATCAAGAACAGCATGGGCAGACTCTGCAGTATTTGATAAACCACACGCAACAGAATACGATCCTGACGGCACAGCTTCTGATGTAGTAGGCAACACGGATGGTTGTTCTATATACTATGAACAGGAAACGGGGACCGATCAAGTTAAAGCAGGTGGTGATGTAACAGCTATTTTAGCAGAGATTACATCTGGAGATTTTGACATTACACAAAAGAGAACCGCATCAGGACAAACCATTGGTATGCCAGACCTTAGAGGTGACGGTGAATTTTTAATGAAGATAAGAAGAATTATACCTGACTTTATATCTCAAACAGGCAACACTACAATTACATTATTATTAAGAAATTATCCTAACGATGCAGCAGCAGGTTCATCATTAGGTCCCTTTACAGTTACAACTACTACTGATAAGGTAGATACTAGAGCCAGAGCAAGAGCTGTATCAATAAAGATATCTAATACAGCCGCTTCCCAAGACTGGAAGTTAGGTACATTTAGATTAGATATACAACCGGATGGAAGAAGATAATGATTAATTACGGAGCTAATTACACAGGTATAGATAAAGAACGTTATGATGCCGGTAATCAATTTTACAGTCAAGACAGATTTCTTCAAGGTGTTGGTTTAGATAAACCAGCTATAACTTTTAATCCTTCTCGATCAAACACAGGAATCATGAGTGCTTATAACCCCTATCCTATTATACCTCAATACGATGGTGGTGGTGGTGGTGATGGTGGTGGACCTTTTGGTGGAAGAGATAAAGGAGTAACAGCTGATGCATCTGCTGCTGGAGGATACAATTTAAATCCAGATGGAAGTTTGTTTAATAGTCCTGAAGTTGAAGAAGAATTAGCTGCACAAAGAAATAAAAATAGATTAACACAGGCAGCGCAACTTGGTTTGTTTGCTTTAAACCCTATGGGATATCTTATGGGTAAAGGTATCAATAAGGCATTTGGTTTTGTAAAAGATAGATTTTTTGATGGTGACGATGGCGGCGGAGGCGGCGGCAAAGGAAAAGGACCAGCAACAGATTATTATGGTCCAAAAGGTGGATATCAAGGCAGTGATGAACAGGACAGAGATAATGAAAATACAGGACCTACAGGAGTTGATGCAGGAACTGCTGACGTTCAAGATTACGCCGACATTATGGCTGAAGGCGGTAGAGTAGGTTACTCTAATGGTGGACTTTCTACATACCAGATATTTAAATTAAAAGAATTAGGTTATGACACAAAAGGTGGAAAAGTTCTTGACCCTTTTGGTGGTGAAAAAGTATTAAAAGATATTTTAAAAGTAAATAAATATGCTTACGGTGGTATTGTAGGGATGTATAGATAATGGCAAAGATAGTACAATCATTAACTAGAGCCAGTAAAGAATACGAACAAAGAACGTTTCAGTCATTAGTTAGAGATTTAGATAACGTAATTAATAAACTTAACACAACGTTTCAAGATGAAATTAAACAAGAGGTAGAAGCTAAAAGCTTCTTTCTAGAATAATGGCAACAGTAAACTTATTTAAATTTTTTGGCGTAGACAACGTTACATCAACAGATGCACAGACTATGTTTGGCACAACAGATAGTGTGCAGAATCCTTTAGTAAATGAAGTATATATTATCAAATCTTTAAAAGTTACATCAGCGGGTACACCTACAGTAACCGTTACTAACAACAGTATTACTACAATTAAAACTGCTGCTCTAACAGCAAATAAAACAGAAGAATTATTAACCGTTCCTTTAGTAGTAGAAGGCGGTAAAGTCCTAACAGTGGCATCAAGCAGTGCAGACTCTTTTGATGTAGCTATTAGTTATTTAAACATTAAAAAGGAGAAGGTAGACTAATGAGTGAAATACCAGTAGTAGATGCAGTAGAAACTATAAGCCAATACAGGCACAAGAAAACAGGGGCCATTTATAAGACAAAAGAAGAGTGGCAAAAGCTTGGAATACCCAATGAAGACATAGCGCAGGACCTAACAGTCATCATGCCGGCGCTTGATTTGTTTGGTAAAACAAGCTAAAACAAATATTTGAGGTAAAATTATGGCAATATCAAGCATGCAACAACCAAGACAGATGTACGGACTAGGAAGTTTTGTAAAGAAAATTACAAGACCTATTAAGAAAGTATTAAAAAGTCCTTTAGGTAAGGCTGCTTTACTGGCCGGCGGTGCATATGGTCTTAATAAATTTGGTTTAGGTTCAGGTTCTTTTGGTAAAGGGTTTCTTACAGGAGATAAGGCTGGTTTGTTCGCTCGTTTAAGAAGTGGTGAGGGAGCTTTGGGTAAATTTGGCAATATGTTTAGAAAAGGCGGAGACCCAACTAAAGGTTTTAGTTATGGAAGAATGGGTCTTGGTGCTTTAGGTTTAGCTGCTACAGCATTACCTTTTATGGCAGGGGGTGAAGAAGAGGAAGAAGTAGTAGAATCATTTTCAAAAACACCGGGTTCAATTACAGACATAGTATCTATGGCTAGAGCAAAAGACCCAAGTTTAAGATTTATGCCTAACTCTCAATACGTACAGAAAAATTTTTATGCAGCTGATGGTGGTATAGCTAAACTATCTATGGGCGGCGGTGCAGGTCAAGAACAAATGATGCAAGCATTACAAGCAGAGTATATGAAGTATAGACAGAACGGAGGCACAATGCCTTTTGAACAATATGCAAAAATGGTTATGCAACAACAAGGTCAACCACAAATGGCAGCTAACGGTGGCAGAATAGGTTATGCTGAGGCAGGACCTGTAATGGAAGAAGACGTAGAAGTTATTAACGAAGACACACAACAAGTAGCATCTAACAGTGAGAACGATAGAATTTTAGAATTATTATTTGAAAAATATTTAGACATGGGTATGTCAGCAGACGAAGCAGAAGCTGCAGCAAGAATGGAATTTGATCAAATGAGTCAAGGACCTGCTATGGAAGAAACTATGGTAGAGGATAGAGTTATGGCTAACGCTGGTGGTATGATGGACTACATGTCTAGTGCAAACCCTATGGCTGATTCTTATCTTATGGAAGACACAGACATAGTAAACATGTACAGACCAGGTGGTGATAGACAACCTGCTGCTGAAGGTGGTATCATGGACTTAGGTGGTATGGAAAAAGATTACAGAGCTGAAGGTGGATTTGTACCTATCGGTGGTCAAGAAAAAGCTGACGATGTACCAGCAAGACTAAGTAAAAACGAATTTGTATTTACAGCAGATGCTGTAAGAAACGCAGGCGGTGGTGACATCGATGCCGGCGCAGAGGTTATGGAAAACATGATGAATCATTTAGAACAAGGCGGACAAGTTTCAGAAGAGTCGCAAGGTGGAAACCCTGCACAAGAAATGTTTGACACCGCACAACAATTGGAGAGTAGAATAGCATAATGGCATTACCAGATTATTTAGAAGATACAGCCAAAGATTACGCCAAGCAGTCGGTCGCAACTTATTCAGCGCCGATTGAGACAAGCACATTTACTGGCGGACTAGACGCACAAGGCAACAGGGCTACGGGACCGGGGATCACGGGAGCTAATCCATTTGTTGCAGGTATGGATCCTTTACAAACTCAAGCCATGGGTTTAGCAACGCAAGGCGTTGGATCGTATTCACCTTTTTTACAAACAGCTACAGGTAATGTTGCAGCTGGTGCACAGAACTTTGCAAATCAAGCAGGTCTTACAGGACCAAATGCATATAAAGATTTCATGTCTCCGTTTCAACAACAAGTTATTGATACATCATTAGCTGATTTTGATTCATCAAGAGTTGCAAACAGACAAGCAATACAAGACGCAGCTGTAAACTCAGGAAATTTTGGTGGAGGTAGGGAAGGAGCAATGCTAGGTTCATATGATGCTGACTCAACAGCAGGCCGAGCAAGCTTGTTAGCTTCATTACAACAAGGTGCTTTTACTCAAGCTAATACTAACGCCCAACAAGCATTTCAAAACCAAGGACAAATGGCACAGAATCAATTCGGTTTAGCTAATCAACAATTTGGTTTATCTAATTTTGGTAGAACAGGAATGGGTCAAG